CGGGGTCGGCTTCCAACACCTGTTTCACCTCGCGCGCGCCGAAGCGGTCGATGATGTCTTGCGGCTGTGCGTACATCACGCGCTCTTGAAGTGCATCAGGGACTGCGGGCGTAGGCACATCGGCAGCGGGTTGCCCTCGGTGTAGACGCTCACCCCGCGCTTGTGTTCGAGGTTTTCCACGTCGATGTAGAAGGCGCGCGCCAGCTTGTTCGCTTCGGTCATCATGTTTCCGGGGGCGTTGTAGCGGACGAAGTTGTTAAATACCCCGGTGAGATACGCATGCGCATGACCTGGTTCAATCATCGGGGTAGCGCCGATGCTGAAGTCATAAACTTCAAAAGTCATACCCTTCCACGAAAACTTGTCATTGTTGTCTTCGCGGGCAAGGGAGTTGTCCTGGTAGCGCATCCACGCTTCTTTTGTGGACTTGTGGCTGACCAGCGCGTCGAAAAATTCCGGGCTGCACAGCACCGTGCAACCACTGGACTTGCCTGCCTTGAGCGCGTTTTTCATTTTTCGCAGGGTTTGTGTGATAACGAGGCCAATATCGGTGTTAGCACTGGAAAATTGCAGGTCGGTCGTCGGCTCGGTAATCCCGAACTCGCTGAACAGGTCATAGATGACGGTGGTGCCGTCGGCATCGAAGATTTTGCCTTTGACCGCGCCGAGCATCAGGTGCTCGATGGTGGCGTCGTGGCTGTTGCGGTGTTCGGCGATTTCGTCCGCGACGACTTCGGCATTGGACAGCAGGGCGTCTGCCGTGCCAGCCTTGCGCACATCCTGAATCTGGTCGGCGCGGATGGTCGTTTGCATCGAGAGGTGCGGCACGCGAAAAGTACGGACGATGCTGTCCTTGCCGAACGCCTTTTGGTTGGGCGCATCGGCACGGTCGCGCGCCGGGATGAGAGCGACGCGGCCATCGACAAACTCGACCATGACGGTCGTCGTGGTTAGGTTCTTTTCGCGCCACATCGGGTCGGTGAGCAGGCGAGACGGGACTTTCGGTTTTTGGTTGACGGCCTCGTCCAGTTCTTTCTGGGTGAGCCCAAGCATTGCAAGTGCAGTCATGGATTACTCCTTGTTCTTTAAGAGGGGATTCTGGCGGGTGGTTTCGGTGGTGCCGCCCTCGTAGCTGGCGGACAACACAGCGCTCTGCTTCGCCGAGAGCTGGATTTGCTCAACCAACGCGGCGAAGGTGTCGTCGTCGGCTTTGGCGAGTTTGGCGGCGCGCTCGCCCTCCACACCTAGGGCAGAGAGTTGCGCCAGCTTCGCGGCCGTCGCCTGTTCGGCGAGCTGCTGCTTCAGGGTTTTGTTTTCGGCGGCGAGCGTTTCCTTTTCGGCGGACAACGTCGCTACCTGCTGTTCCAGTTCTTTGTTCATGGGTTGTTCCTTGTCGGGTTTAAGAGAAAGGGAAAGGATGCGGGCGCTGGTGTCGGCATCAACGCCGGTCGGGGTGAATGACACCTCGCGGATGACGCCGTCAGCCAGCACCGTCACCTCATCGACGGTAATCGCCTGCCCGTTGACGACATCGCCAGCGTTACGGGTCAGTGTGCGACGGCTCTCAATGTGGACGCTCATCTGCCACTCCAGTCCCTCATCAGCGGCGCTGGTGATTTCAGCAGCGTGGTCGTTGTTGAGCATCTCGCCCTCGACGATGAGTGCATTGCCCTCGCGCATGAGGTGTCCGTAACCGACAACGCGGTCGCGGTCGTGGCTGCGCAAGAGCGGGACTTGCTTGCCGGTGAATTGCAGCGTGTCGAGATCGATGGCGATGTTGTCGCCGTAGTAGGACAGCACCCCGCCAGCGTAGGCAACGCCGCGCATCTTGCGCCGCTCGTCAACAGAGAGGCGGGCAATGCTTAGGGTGATGCCGCTCATGCAAAGCCTCGTTGTGTGGCGATGGACGTGTTGAGCGCGATGCCCTGCGCGTTGCAATGTGCGACCAACGGATGCAGCGGCTTGGTGTCATCAAAGGCATCAGCGGCGACACCTGTCAGCTTGTCGATGAGGATGGTGGCATTGCGGATAACGCACGGCACTTGTGCGTCCTTGTCAGCATCGGCCAGCGCAAAGGCGACTACCGCACCCGGTACTGCACTCGCTGGGATGGTCGGCAGGGTCGTACCTTTGAACGGCTCATAGCCTTTGTCGGTCAGCACCAGCACCTCGCCTGCCTTGACCGCCTTGGCGGCCTTGACGCGGGTACGGCTGTTGGTTGGGTGCCCTTCCCAGTGCAGGAAGGACGGCTTGTCGTACTGGATGGTTTGCGTTGTCATGGATTACTCCTTGGTTTGGGTATAAAAAAGCCCGCATTAGCGGGCGGTGATGAACATATCGGGTTGTATTTTCTGCACGATGTCGGCAAGGCGCTTGCGGATGCCGGGCTTTTCCTGCTTCCACAGGTTCAGCCCCCTGCCGCACAGACTGGCGTTCGCCTTGCCTGTGGCGTAATCCAGCAGCGCCTGATGGTATTGGGTGGTGAGGATGCCGCGCTCGTGGTTGTGCCGCTCTATGATGTCCAGCACCCAGCGGCGGAACTCCTTGGCTTTCTTCGAACGGGCGAACATCCCGAGCAGATGCGCGCCGCGCAGGCTGAATACGCGCACTTTCTGTCTGCCGCCCGCACCCTCCATTTCAATCAGCGCAGTCATGCTGTCGGTAAATTCTTCAGCATGGCGGCGGTAGAGGTCGCGCACCCGCGTTACAAAGGGGGTCGCAAACTGCGACCCCCTTTCGCCGGACGGGTAAAGCGCCGCCGCAATGTCGTTTACGGTCAGCCATTTGTCGCCATTGCGGTCAATCACACTCAGGCTTGTGCCACCAAATATCAGGTTTGCCATGTTTAACTCCTTTGAGGAATAAAAAAGCGCGGGAGGTTGGCTATCTCTCGCGCCCATAAAAAAAGCCCCGAGAGGGGGCTTTGGTGCAAATGTGGGGAAATCCCACATTTGGGATCAGAATGTGGCGCCTAGCTCCAGTAGCTCGTGCATGCCATCGCTATATTGCTGGCGCTCCTCTGCTGTCGCCGTGAACGGGTTGAGTGGCTGCCCTTCTCCCATTGGCCGCATATGCGGTGCATAGGGATAAAGCTCCTCTGGGAAATCGTCTTTATGCGGCGCGATGCTGAAGATACAGGCTGCAAACTGCTTGGCGTTGTGCATGGGGTCGATAATTCGCACCGGAATAAACATATTGGCGCTATCGCTCCATTCCCCGCCTTGCCGCCCAATCGCGGTCGCACGCTCAATTTCCTTGCGCGCGTCGCCATCGTCGCCGCGCAGTTCTCCGGATGTCAAATCCAGCACGAACGCCGCGCCTCTGAAGGTAAATTCCAATGTTTTCACGGGGTGAACCTCGTCAATAGTCCTATACCCAAGTATATCATTTCACGGTCATTGTCTAGCATTTTTTTCAACAGGTGAGCGTCCCCACCAAGCAACGCCTGGAATGTCATCGTCAACACTTCTCGTGGCTGAGGATTGTCATCGTCTCCATAATTGCGCCCAATATAACCATCCACAAAGCTATCCTCACGTCCAACTTCAGTACGGGAATAATGTGATGTGCCTTTATCCTTTGCGAAATCTGCCAAGGGTTTTGTTTCCTCCCCCGCAGTCCGGTCAAGCCAGAACTGTTTGAAATAATCATCCAAACCGGGAACTGTTCTTTGCAGTCGGTGCCCATATTCATGAATGCTAATTTTTGAGGCTTGAGACGTAATGTCTTTGCCCGCCATATCATTCAGATAAAGCAAACTATCGCCTGCCTGAAAAGCATCGGCAAATTTAGAAAATACGCGATATTTTTGTTTGCTTAGCCATCTCTCGCTCTGCAGATACGGAAGTATTTCATCATCTATATAGGCGTGGTACCCCCGCTCTTTTAGGTTGCGGATATACACCGTCCCTGATTCGTTTGCTTTATTAACCCATGAGGCAGGATAGCGCTTAATGGCATCCTGAAACTTCTTAACCGCATCACCTTCAGCCTTGGCTTGTGCGCCGGTCTCTACACCTTCGCGCTTCATGACTGCCAATAGCGCATTCAAAAACTCATCCCGTTTCTCTGGGAGGGCGTTATCCATCTGGTGCGGCAATATATCTTGTAGCCAATCAAAATTGACGCTATCCAATAAGTCTGAATGCCTGCCCCATATTTCTTCGCCCATTTTGGCAACATCTCGCCAGTTTTCCGGCGTCGGGAATGGTGGCGACGGCTCCGTATATGCAGCTTTGCCCAATCCAGCCTTCGCTTCTTTTTGGCGCAGATACTCGGTGAGGTCGCGGCGCTCTGGGCTACCCCAACCTTTATCGGCTGCCGCGGTATGGCTGACGCCGTGGTCATCTTCCCACGTCGGCAATTTTTCCGGCGCGCCGCTGTAACCGAGTGCTTTTGCCTGTTTATCGGAGAGGCTGACCATCGTGCAGCGGCAGTTGAATCCAAGGGGTGGCGCCAGCTGCTGCCAACGCTCCTCATCCACCGGCATCATCAGCCCGTGCAGGGCATGGTGTGCCGGGCGGGTGCGATGGTCGTTGACGGCGATATAGCGCAGGATGGGGCGGCGGCCGATGTGGGCGCGGAAGTGCGTCCATTTGGCGCCGTTGTACGATGACAGCATCGCCGTGCGGAATACCGTCTCCTGATAGTGGCGCGGCAGCGCCAGCATCTCCGGGGTGAGCGCCTGTTGCCATTCGCGGAAGCTCTTGCCCTCTGCCAATGCTTTGACCAGGCTCTGCTTGACCTGCTCAATTTGCTCAACATCGCTGATTTTCGACAGCGTCCACGCCTCCTGACGCAGATGTTCCAGTCGCGCGTAAAATTCCGCCGACGGCTCAACGTTGCGGGCGCGCAGGTAATCGGCTGCAGATGGGTAATTTGCCATCAGTATCGCCCCTTGTCGGCATGGACGTAGCCCTGCGCCGCTGCCAACGCCAACGCGCCCGCCAGCCAGTCGGTATAGGCGCTGTCATCGTGGTCATCGTAAAGCAATACCAGGCGGCGCATCAGGTCGGCCTCATCGCGTGCCTCACGGGCGACAGCCAGCACGGCCTCAACGCCGAGCATCTCCGGGGCATCCTTGAGCGCGGCGACGATGCCGTCCTCTACCTCCTGTGCCCCCGGTGTCAGTTGTGAGAGAGACAGCGACAGCTTCGGTGTGCCCGTTTTTTCAATCAGCCGGAAATGCTGCGGTTCGAGGCCGTAGTTGTCGCGGTAATACTGCTCGGTGAACGCAATCGTCCCCGTGTTGATAAGGGCAACGTCGCGCTCCCAGCGCCCCTTGTCAATCGCCTGCGACCGCTCGTACACAAAATAGACGCCGTCTGCATCCATGCCGTTGACGGTGAGCAGGCAAGCGACGATGTGGTTGATTCCGCGCTCAACAAAGGTCAGGTCGGCATCGGCGATAGACTGTGTAAAACCGTCGTCCGTCTCCTGCGCCGCGCGTGAGCCGGTCTCCAGTTCGGAGGTCAGCACCCGCCCCAGTAATGTCTTCTGGATGCGCTGGATTTGGTGGCGGGTGTATTTTTCATGCGCCGCGCCGTCGTTGTTGGCCTCGACAAACTCGATGCTGTCCTGGTCACTCATGGCGACGACACCATCGGCCACCGCCTGCGAACCGGCCGCTGCCAATGCCGCCAAATCCCGCTGCGCCTCATCACGATTGGCGGTATTGACCGCGCTCTTGATGACCGTCAGCGGCGAGGCATGGCGCTCGGCAAACTTGTTCCAGAACTGCTCGGCGTAATTTTTCGCGAACCACGCCCAATAGACGCGCGAAAGTAACGCATCGCCGTAAGGGTTGGTTTTGTTGACGTTGACCGCACCGCGCAGCACTTTTTCCGGGATGACCGCAACCTCGCCACCGTTCGGCGATTTCCAAACCAGATTACCATCGGCGTCGCTCTTGAATTGCTCGATGACGCGCGGCACGACGGCGCGGATGGTCTTTTGCTCGCCGTCCTGCCAGATGAGCTCGCCGATGCTGGAGCCGATCCACAATGCCTGCATCATGACGCGCACCGCATCCTCGTACACGGCAGATACCGCCGCATAGAGCCAGTCGGTGCTGTCGCCCTCAATGTGCCAGGGGTTGCCCATGACCGCGGCGGCACGGCGGGAAACACACCCCGAAATCTCGTCATCGTAGAGCAGTTTGAGCAGGTCGGAGCGCGTCAGGTTGGCGCGCTTGAGCACCTCGTCCACATCACTCTCCGAGAGAGTGAAGGTTGGTACGACAAACTGCGCTCCCGCCTTGACCGGGTTGGCGCGCACCTTGCCTGATTGCTTGGTCTTGTTGAACAGTCCTCGAAACATCGTTGTCCTCATAATCTGTTGCCCATGCGTCGGCGGGCGGGGGCCCCCCCGCGGCGCCCCCCCCCCCCCCCCCGCCCGCGCAC